TACACGATTAAATCGGCAGCACCTTGAAAAGATCACGGTTTTATTACGGTAGGTCCTCGCGAACCAAAACTCCAATAAACTTGGATAAACCCCAGAAGGGACCATAAAAAACTCACTCTTAAAGGTGGCTTTCGAAATGATATTGATTCGCCTGAAACAACCCGCGACGACCGTGCCATCGCAGTTCAACGTACCTGTACGTTGCGTTAGCGCATTTATTTAAAGTCTTTGCCAAGACTTTTTGTATCTACGAAGCTGCAGAAGCAGGGTAGTCAATGTAGTAATCCAAAGTTGGACAACACAATAACCACAAGAGTGTATAATCAACACCCGCTGCTGCGTGACTTGTAAATGTTAAACCAACCGTGGAGGTGCTTGAAGTATTTTGCTTAATTAAGGCACTCATGTATGAGCACTCTTGGTCGGTTTGATCTGAAAAATTGCCAGATATGGCTGTTGTAGCATCTGGATAACAGAAATTTGTGGGAAGCTCCATCGGTTGATTCCAACTGATGGTACCGTTGGTGAGACCATTTGTCATCGCACTTCCAGCAGTACCCGTGTCCAATTGGTTGAAGGCCCTCTGACCTTGCCAACTAGATGAGGTGAGCGACAATCCTCCTGTCCATCGTCCACGACGATCCCCACTGACAGTGCCCTCGGTTCTGCGCATCACTCTAATGTCACCAACATAAGGGTACAAGTCGTTGGAGACATTGGCTACAAAATTTACACCACCCTTATACCCCCCATATAGCATACTAAAATACGTTAATGGATGCGTAGGAGTGAAATTAAATTTAGCTGATCCTGACGCCGCAAGTATTTTACTCGCAAAGGATAAACCTAAAGGATCATAGCCGAACATAGGTGGCAATCTGGAATAAGACTTTCCATAGAAACCACAAACAGTGCTTGTACTACCAGCAGGGTATGAAATGTCATAAAGCGAATACCTATGCAATAACGATCTGAGCGAGAGCACAGCCTCACCCATATTCTGCTTATATCGCTCGGGATGACTGGTTCCCTGATCGCCAAGTGTCAAGGTCTGGGTCTGCATCTCAACCTCATCCTTTGCTTGAACAGCAAAGAAAGAAGGAGGCGAAGCAGTGATCCCCGCACCTAGATTGTCCCGTGGGTTGGCAAATTCAAAATTGTCCGCTGCACGAACGCTAATCATAATACCAACTGATTGAGGAGTAACTGGACTCATGAGTGGGGTCAATATAGAGACCAACAACATACCATTGTCCGCTGTAAGTTCGGAGCCCAGGGATGTACCTGTGGACCAATTTCTGATGAGCCCCTTCCTAGTTTGCAAGAATGCTAAACCTTGGTGATAAGGCACACGAAGGGAGGCTTTCGTTGTTTGTCCGATGTCGATAATCGTAGTGTAGACTTGATTTTCATCCAGAGCCACATTACCAGTATCAAGTACCGGATCCCACGAAACCTTGAGACGCCCCTTGTGAAATTTGGTGCATACAATTTCTATGTCAAATACAATATCACCGCGCCAATGCGTGAAGGCAAAGCCTAAATACGACATGGGAGTATGATATATGCGCACACTCTTCTCCACAGAAGAGCCGTTAACTATACTGGCTAAATCGAACAGTCCTGGGTTAACCCGGGTGTTAAATTTGACAGTATCAACTGCTTCGGTGGTGCTCCAGTCGAGGATTGTCAATATACTTGATTTGGACACAATATTGCTAATAATCATCTCATCCTTGCTGGAAATTCCATGCATAGAAGGATCTACAGATAATTCCTGCTTTGGATCTAGGGTTAATTTCTGGATGGGTGTGGAAATTTCACTGCTAGCCAAATGAGGTGCACCGAGCGGTACCACGGCATGCACTCCATCAATTATGGGTGTATTTGTGAAACCAAAAATGGCTGCCATACCGGCTAGTGCATTGGCTCCTATCTCAGTAGCTCGTGCAAATTTGCCAATAACAGGTACACTGCCTAAACCACGCATAGCTCCAGCAATAGCTGAGGCCGGTGCAGAAATAGGCCCATCATACTCGTCCTTAGCCTGCACCGCAAGCCGTGAAGTTGATCCGTTGAGTTCCACATCTTCCAACCATGCGAATGTATCTATGGTAATCGATGTACTACCCGTAGCTGATGCCACTTTCAAGGGATAAGCTACGAAATACGTTAGCTGTCCCAAACTCTGCAATAAAGCAGGATTGTTTAGAGGTATCCAATCCCCATGATAAAAGAAGGGGATATGGATTTCTCCACCTGAATTATCCGCAGGGGTCAACCAGGTACCTGGCAATTGACTATATGGTAATAGTAATTGAGTGGAAGATACAGGGTTGGTGCGAACTTTGGATTCCCTAAAACCCACGCTTGGTTCATAGGCTACTCTCACTTTCCCAAAGTGGAAAGGGGTACCATTTATGATGAACTTCACGCATAATTTCGCTCGAATAAATGCATAATTCTGCAATTTATTCTTAATAACTGTATTGTTCATGAATGCGAACCACGGTTTGACGACGGTGCCGATAACACCTACGCCAGTACCAGTGGTCCACGTTCGAGAATCAATAACAGTTGGTCGTGATAGAAATTTCTCCAACGACGTATTTAGTGTAGAACTTGCGGTAGCAATAGTACTAGGAACATATTCGATATGATCGATAAGTCCAGCTGAAGCATCCACAAACGTTAGAACTTCAGAAGTTAATTCAGTTTGATCTGTAGTTACTTCTTCGGTGTCTGCCGACTGCACAATTAGTGAATTATTACTTCCATGTGGTAGGTCACATCCTTCCGCATGAAGGGAGATACTTGTGGCGATCTCCTCAACGCTATTGTCACATCCACGGGTGACTTCCTCATCTAAAAATTTGCAAGACAAGTTAATTTTAAGATTTGGAGATTGCCCAATCTCCGCATCCGAGACCACGATTTTGTGATCGAGCCCTGAGGCTCTATACCATCTTTCAGCCAGCTCATCGAATGATGGTAATTTGCTGGCATAGCATGAGTAAGGGTGTTGCGAGCACAATTCAGTAAAGAATTTATGTTTCACATCAAATATTTCCCGTCCGTAGAAAAAATACTCACTATTTGCGGACGTAATGACATCTACCATCTGCTTATATTTGTCTACAGTGCCTGATGGCACCCAAACAGTTAAAGACTTAATGATAGACTCTTCCTCAAGTGGGCACAAGAAATCCTGTACTTCACTATTGTAGAGCCATTTCCTCTTAAGGAAAGAAACGTCGTCGATATTGATGTAGGGTACTGAAGCAGACGTTTTATCTGCCATAGTATACTCTACGCCAATAGTACGAAGAACAGCTTGGATAGTCGTATGGTTGAACCACGGAATATCCGTACTGACACCGAACACATTATCATCACCATAGGTGAATAAGTGAACATTAAGCTTGAAGGAAAAAACCTCTCTCTCGGGATTAAGCATCCTATATGTATACCTCACATAAAGTGAGTTCACTAGGGAATTAATTACGACAGTCAGGGGGTGACCCGATGGATTCGATCCGTAGCAAGCTAGGAGATCACCATTCATGTTGTAGAATGGGAAGGCTACATCTGTGCCTATACCCATAATAATCAACAATTCCTCTTCGGAAAAACCAGCTGTTTGCAGGACAATTAATATCACATCAAATGCTGCAAGAATGAAACACGAAATCATTCGCTTATCATATTTGCCATAATCTCCTGCTACAACTTGGTTCTTACCAAAGTGGCACAAATAATTGTATATAGTCCCCCATTCGGCGGACTGACACACTGTTCCAGGGCCAGCTTCAAAAACATATTTGTTCTTTTGTACTAACCGAACGAAAGATAGTAGGTACTTACGCACCACTATATTCCAATCAGCTGGAGCAGACGCGAATAATCGCGTGCTTTGTGACTCGCATTTAGCATGCGGTCGAGCTTCGTCCTTCAATTGACCGTTAAAGATGACATTATTTCTAAGGCCTACCTTATAATTGTCAATCATAGCGTAAACTCGATCCCAAAATTCCTGATCAAATGTAACCCCATCGGGGTAACTTTCATTAACAAAGGGGATCAAAAACGCACTCTTGGACTTGTTCCATGGAAACCCCATCGAAGTATTGCGGTTAATACCGTCTATATACTTCACACCGGGTAATCCATTAACTGCGGCCAAATCGGATAAAATGACCACATCTTTCTCCCACTCAGCGGGGAGAGTGCTAATGATATCTTTAGAAAAACTTAAGACACATTCATGCAAGATTTCAGAATCATGGGTAACATTAGGTTTAACCATTTCAACTATATTCTTGCGCCAGGGACCCCAACCAATCATGGCTGGTTTCCCATAAGCTACTTCAGTTCCATAATGCTGCAAAATTTCAGCCTGGAAGGGAGTAGCACAAACCTTACTCTTAGGTTTAGGTCTAAAACCGGTGAATGAACCATAAACGTCAACCACACCACTCTCCAAATACCTTACGATACTTTTATGATGTAGTGGGCCTAGCGTATGTTCTCTCGTAGCACACTTTAGTGGAGGCTCGTAACCAGCTTGGACCACAGGACGACTTTTATTAGCCAACCCGAGTATCAAATTATTGATCTCTGTCAGCGTGACCGACAATATCCCTACGGTCCTATCGCTACCCAAATAATGGTAGCCTATAATAATAGGTCCGCGGGGTGTAATTGCTACACACAAAGATCCGCAGTGACCATTTTCAGTGGGTTCTGAACAGTGCCCATAATAAATGTTATAACCGGGACACGGCATCGATTCCACAGGAAAATTGGCCATATACGTTAGACCAAAGACTGGACGTGTTTCCACTCTACCATTAGTTTGTCGAATTAATTCAACACAACTTGATGGCGTGAGATTGGTTTTCTGCCAGAACTTTGAGATATCCTTGAAGGGTGGTAAACAATCTGCTTGGAAAACACATATATCCGAATCTTCACTAAAAGATATCGAACTTGTAGTTATGTCCATAGAAATATTGGATACAACACCTTCGCACATATTGCTCTTAACGATGGTAACAGTGTATGATACACCGGGACCACGCTCCTTAAAGGCATGAGCATTCGTGACACAAATGTGCCCTTTCAAGAAGACAGCGCGCATGGTCCGTTTATTATTGGTACCATGCATACGGATCTCCAGATACACGCAATTGCGCGCAAAAATTCTGTTAACCTGAGTATCCGTTGTATTCGCCAAACTAGCTGATGCTAGTGGGACATCAAAGGTGGTAAGTTCCACAGTTGGATTGTACCATACATTAGAACTAGTTTCCTTAAGAAGTTGTTCTTCCGACGTGCCATATAAATTGCCCTGTACAACAAACTTATTAGGACAGCATGCACGCAAAGGACAGACAGTGAATTCGCAGGGTTTACCATGGGGACACTTGCCTTTAGCATGGGGCTTATTAGATTGTGGACAACAAGAGTCTAAGGGACAGGTCTCGAAATTACAACCTCCCTCGTGTGGGCACTGATTATCATAGATCGAGACTTTTTCTTTCTCCTCTTTAACATCGTCATCAGTAACACTGGCGCGACGCTTGACTTCTCGTGAAGCTTTTGCAACATTAAGATAACCGAAATAAGCTGTGAGACCCAGGGACAAAATACCCAGAGCCCGACATAGATTAATTAACGGTTTCGATCTTCTCGCCTCAATGAGCGCTCCATAGAGCTGTACTAATTGTTTTTTATCACCTAATCTCTCAGCAATAGCAAACGATATACGTGTAAAAAGCGGCTTGTGCGAAACTTTCCGTAGCGCCCACCAAACCATGGCGTAATTAGTGCAGATGGTCGATATGATACC